GCCGCCGTCACCTGCGGGATCACGAACTGGCTTCCGATCATGACGCCGGTGCCGGCCGTCACTCCGCCGCTCGGAGCGATGAGAGGGAGCACGTCGCCGCGCTCGATGAAGCTTCTGGACATGTTGGATATCTCCTTGGGTGACGACGATGGTGACGATGGCGGCTACTGGCCGGCGAGGGTGACGGCTCCGCGGAAGTCGAGCGCCGCGGTGCCGTAGTCGAGGATCACCTTCATCTGGATCCCGTCGAATCCGAAGCTCTGCTCCGTCTCGATGCGCGGCGCTTCCTGCCCGTCGATGAATCCGACGGCGAACACGGGATACAGCATAGGATCGGCCAGCAGGTAGTGGCGCGTAGACGACTGTGCCGATAGGTACGGCGAATCGACGATCGTCTGGAACAGGTTCAGCACCTTGTTGGCGACGCCCTGCGCCTTGTTGTCGGTCGGGTCGGTCGTCGAGCTGTTGAACTGCTTGGCGGTGCCGCCGAGCTCGACCGGGCCCAGCCAGACGGCCGGCCGCAGCGCGAGGAACTGGTTCGCGCTCGGATCCTTCTGCTTGGCCATCACGGCGCGGCCGCCATCGAGCGTCGCCGGGCTCATGGCGCCGGTCGGCCCGATGTTCGACCGGCTGGTGTGGAACAGCGGGTTCGCGTCGTACGACAGCCCCAGCCCGGAGTTGGCCGTCACCATCGCGAACGCATCGGACTCGACGGTCAGCGCGGCGGCGAGCCCCAGGCCGCTCGCGAGATTCTGGAACGCGCCGAGGTCATCGTTCGCGAGCGCGCGGCGCGTGATGCCGATGATGTTCGCCTTCGTGCCCGGGGTGATCGTGCGCTTCTCGCCGTCCGGGATGTTCTTGTGCTTGATCTCGCCGGCCTCGCCAACCGAGTCGAGAACGCCGAACGTGCCCGGCCGGTAGAAGGTGCTGGTGCGGAAGTCCTGCACCGACTTGCGGCCGGCCCACATGGGCCAGGTCACCGGGGCCAGCGCATACTGGCCGATGAAGATCTTGTTGACCGCGGTCTCGAGCAAGATCGAAAAGTCGCTGGTCGTGTTGAAGCCCTGATCGCCGCGCGTCTGCAGCGCGGCCCTGATCAGCGCCTCGCCGTGCAGTCCCTTCGGGACGCGGCCGCGGAGCTCGATCGCGTACCGAGCCAGGTCGACCATCCGCATTCCCCGGAACTCACCGGGGTCCGTGGACATGTCGTTGAAGTTGTGCGCGAGCCGGGCGACCTTGCGCGCCTCGATGATCGTGTTGGCGTGACCACTGCGCTCGATCAGCCACGCCGTGGCGCCGCGGACGAACTTGTCGCGAGCGTCGTCGCCGGGCGTGATGCGAACGTGCGATTCGATGCCCGGATCGTTGCGCACCATGGCCTTGAATGCGGCCTCGCGCGCCTGCTCGACGGTGCAATCGGCCTCGATGAGATCGTCGGCCCACGAGCCGCCCAGACTCGCCTGCTCGGCGATCTGTCGGATGCCGAGCTGGCGCGTGCGCTCGAGAATGCGCGCGTCTTCGGCCGCGGCGATGCGCGCGGCTTCGAGCGCCTTCGCGTTCTCGAGGCGCGCGTTCAGCGCGGAGCGCGTCGCGGCCGCGGCCGGCTCACTGCCGTGCCCGCCGGTGTTGTCGGTTCCGTCGTCCTCATTCGCGGCGGGATCGGTCGGCTTCGGCTTCATGATCGGTGTCTCCTGCTGTCGGGTGATGAACGTGCACTTCATGCGTTCGGCGCCGGCCGCGCGGAATCCCGCGCCGTCGTCGGCACCAGTGGGTACGGGCGAGAGCTCGTACGGCTCCCAGTCGGTCGCCTCGTAAATCGGGATCTTGTCGGCGCCGCCGTCGCTGACTTTGGTCATCTCGTACGTCTGGTATCCGACGGAGACGTTCTGCACGATCCCGTCTTTCACGAGGCGGTAGATCTGGTCAGCCTCGGGGCTGTCTTCGGCCTTCGCGAATCGCACCGTCGCGATTCCGCGCTTGCCCTCGAGCATCGCGGTGCCGGGCTCGACGACACCGATCACGCAGCACGCGTCGCCGGCGTAGTGCGCGTTCAGCAGCGGCGCGCCGTTGTTCAGGCGCTTCATTCGCACGGCCTTGGGATCGAGCGACAGCTTTTCCCAGTATTGAGAGAAGTAGCCGCGCAGCACCGCCGCGCCAGTCGTCCAGACGACATCCACCGTGCGCATCTCGTCGTTAAGCGTCTTCGGCAAGATCTGAGCGACACGCGTAAGCCGCGGCAGCTCTACCGTCGTTGCTTGTGACCTCTGCGCCATTGAGGACGGTCAAGATCATGCGAGCCACGCGCCGTCAAGTAGCTCAGTGCGCGGCGCCGCTTTCGCCGGTGTCGGTGGTGTCCGCTGCGTCGCCGCTATCTTCGACCGCAGCATCGGCTCCCGCTGCTGCGCCGTTCGGTTTGCCGGCGGACGCCTTGCTGGCGGCGCCGCCGGCCTGCTGCGCCTGCCCGGCCACGGTGAGATTCCGCGGATCGCAGTCGAGTCTGATGCCTCGCCGGTCCACTTCCTTATTGAAGGCCTCGATCTCGTCGAGCATGCGGTCGGGATCCTCGCCGAGCTCGCGCACCATCTGCGGCCACGTCAGCTGTCCATTCCGCACCCGTCGCTGGTACGCCATGCTCTCCTTGTCGACGTCGAGCAGCGGCATCGGAGCTGGATGCCATTCTGCGGTGGCCGCGACATCGATCCCCTGCTCGAGCTTGATCGCCGTGATCATCCAATCCCACGTAGGGACGCAGAACTGCGGGATCAGCATGTTCCATCGCCAATCGTGCACGTCTTGCTGGTGCGCGATGCGGCCCATGCGGCCCGACGAGAAAATGACCTCGCTCAGATCGCCGGTCAGATCCTCGTACGTGGTCCCGAGCCCGGCCGCCACACCGCGCAGCGCTGCCGCAGAGAACGGCTCGTAGTCCGAGGTACTCGGCGGATTGGGGAACGTCACATTCTTGCCCGGCTGCAGCGGCACGATCATGCCTGGCTCGAAGGTCTCCGTTGCCTGACCACTTTGCCCATCGGTTCCGCGCTGGCCGAGCGCATCGTTGCCCGTCCCGTCGAGATCCGTCACGAACGCCGCGAGGTATGCGGCGATCTTCTGGCGAACGATCGTCGCGTCTTGGAAATCGCCGAAATCATGCAGGAGCACATCGACCGACGCGAACCACGACGGTCCACGCACCTGGCCAGCGCGTTCCTGATCGTAGACGTGCAGAATTCCATCCGCAGGGATGCGCCGAGAGACCGCCGAGATCTTGCCTCCTGTGCCGATCGGCCCCGTGCTTCCTGGATGCCGATCGAACAGCCAGTAGGCAACGCGGCGCCCGATCGCGTCGAATTCGACGCCCTGGACGATCGGCCCGCCGGCCTCGCCGAGGTAGCCATCACGGCCTGCGTCGAGGAAATCAGGTTCGAGGATCTGGAGCTGCATTGGCACCGCCAGGCCGTCCTCGGGGAGCCGCCACCGTCGACGGATCAACACCTCGCCGGATTCGACGATCGTCCGCATCGCGAGCTTCTGCAGCCCGTACATCGTCAGCCGGCCCGCCGCATCGCATTGCGTGGTCTCCGCCCAATCGCGCCACCGCTGCGTCGCGACATCCGCGCCGCGGCCGACCGCCTTCGGCCGGATGCCCCATCCGACCGTGTTGGCGACGAGCCGGCGCAGGCCTTGCCGCGCCCATGGGTTGTTACGCACCAGGTCGCGCGCTTGCGCGCGAAGCGTCGTGAGCGCGTTACCCGCGGCCGCATTCGCGTCGGTGGCCAGCCGATGGTAGCCGTCGGTGCGGCGCCCCACGCTCGCCGACTCGAAGTGACGGATCGCGAGCCGCGCTCGGACCCTGTGGTGGCCCCACTGTGGAGCGAACCATGTGATCACGCGATCGAGGACATTCACGCGCCGAGTCCCTTCCGGGTGGCCGCAAGCCGGTAGGTGCCGCCCGGCGAGAGCTGGCGATTGATCTTTGCGAGCAGCTCATTGAGCTCGTTGATCTGCACCATCTGGAACGTCTCGGACCGCTGCGGCGGCCCCGCGAACGTGATCGAGACGACGCGTTTCCCGGTCGCGAGCTCGACAATCGCCGCCTGCACGGCATCTGCATCGGCCTGTGTGAACGGCATGCCCGGGTGATGATCACGCGCGAGCCATCGCGTCAACCTGGGCGCCTGGCCGGAAGCCTCAGTGGAACGACCAGCGGCCGCCGGCCATCGGGCGGGCGCCGTACGTCTCGGCGATCGTCCACTGACGCCCGGCCGCATCCGTCACCTGGGCCCCGACGCGCGCCAGGTCGGCCTTGATCCACACGACGTCGAAGTAGTAGCCGGCCGGCTTGGCGATCACGCGGTCGCCGAGATCGATGGTGCCCGGCGGCGAGGGGCGCCGGATCTCGCACTGGCGGTAGACCTCGAGATTCTTGTCGGGTGTCACTTCGGGCATGGGTCATTCTCCGGGGTGCGCGAACAGCAATCCGAGCGGGGATCCGGCATGCAGCGCAATGCTGGCCGGTGATTCCACGCCGAGGATCTCGCGGGAGGTTCCGTCCGGCAGCTGAACCACCTGTCCGATCAATGCGGCATGCGCCGACTCACGCGGCACAGTTCGATCCATGCCGATGTCGTCGAGGATGGCGTGATACACGATGCCGCGCGGATGCTGCCACGGCTGGATGTCACGCCATGCAATGCGGAGCGTCCCAACGGTGAAGCCGTCGCCCATCCCGGCTACGATACCATCAGCGCCGGCGCCCCAGCCAGCCAGGCGGAACCAGCCGCCCGGCCCCCGGCCGCCGCGCGAGGGGGCCCGCCTTTCCCTCGCCCGTGGGGGATTGCCGCAGAGGAGCCAGCGGCGCGGGGCGCTGCGCCGGCGGCATCCCGGCGCCCGGCGAGCTCGCCGCCGGCGCGCGCGCCATCCGATCGAGCCCTAGCACTGCCGCGGCGACGCGCGCGAGGATGCGAGCATCGAGCGCGTGGTTTTCGCGGTTCGGCTGCACGTGCCACTCGATCCGGGCCCGGCCAGTGGCGCGGTTGACGACCTTCACCGCGTACTCCGCCGTGAGCTGCTTGAAAAACTCGGGATCGTACGCGGGGAAGTGGCAGTAGCCGGGCGGCGCAGTGCCGTCCTCGCCGATCGAGAGTCCCAGCCAGCCGTACAGCTCGGGCTTGGCGACATCGACCCCCACCGGGTAGATGCGGTAGCCGCGCTGGATGCGCTTGCCTCGGAAGTTGATCTCGACCGGCGAGGCCGCGGTCACAAGCAGCCGCGGCCCCGGAACGCCCTTGCAGGCGATTACGCGTGACATCGGCTTCTGCCGGCCCCAGTTGTAGACCGTCTGCGTGAACGCCGATGAGTCGATCGCCAGCATCGCGATCGGTGACGACGCGCCTTCGGCCCCGATGTACGTGCGACCGAGGAGCGCGTCGAGCTGCGTCCACGTCGCATCGTCCGCGGTGTCGCCGTAGAGCTCGCCGGCGTCGACCGACCAGCTCTCTTTGTTCGGCGCCCAACCGACCACCTCGTACACGAAGCGGTCTTTCTGCACATCGACGCCGGCGGTCAGCACTATCACCTCCGCCGACGGCACCGTGCCGACCTCGTAGGGCTCGCACCGGTCGTGCAACAGCTTCCAGTCGGGCGCTTCGCCACGCTCCTT